GCCCTTCATCTTACCAAACCTAGGGAAGTTCAGTAGGATAATGAAGCTAGAGAACAACTGTAAGCCTTCAGTGAACCCAGAGTACACAGCAAGTGCCTTAGCTATGCTTCTCTTGTCGCCCTTAGTGACCTTCACAGAGTCTATGTACTCATGCTTGTCTGCCATAGCCTCGTAGTCTGCAAACGCCTTATACTCCACCTCAGGCATTCCTACGGTGTCTAAGAGTAGGCTGTAGGCGTGTTGGTGTATGGACTCCATGTTGTTGAAGGCTCCCATCATCATCCTAGCTTCAGGCTTCTTAAAGATCTTCATGTATCTATCTACATAACCAGAGCTAACGTCTACATCTGATTGTGTAAACAGCCTGAAGATCTGTGTAAGCAGGTTTTTCTCTTGGTCACTCATGGTCTGCCAATCTTTCACATCATTGTGCAGTGGTACATCCTCTGGGAACCAGTGCATTTGATTCTGCTGTGAGTAGTAGTCAAACATCCAAGGGTGATCAAACGGCTTATAATAATCTCTTGTTCCTAGTAGGCTCATGCTACATCTCCTTCTTTAATAAATATACCTTCACTGTTCATGTGACCCTTACGGTCTTTGATGTCATCGTAGGCGATCTCTAGGCACCGCTCTAGGGACGTATCAAACATGACAGCCAGTGTGTTAAGTACTACCAAACAATCGCCTATATCGTCCTCTACGTTACGCTGCTTGGCTATGTTATCCCCTAGCTCACCTATTTCAGACACTAGCTTTGCAAACTGAGCCAGTGGTGTGCTGTTGTTGATGATACCTCTAGACATACTCCAGAGGTTTATCTTGTGTATCAAATCTTCATTCACTAAAGTGTGTCTCCAGTACTATTAGTTTATCTTCTGCATCGGCTATCTTACCTACCAGTTCGTCCATAGTATCTATTAGATTACTATGATCCCCTATGGCTACGGGATTATCAATATACACTTGTAGTTCAGATTTGCGTATATCTATTAGAGAGCTATAGTACCCTTTGAGTGCTCTTATTTTTGAATCTTCCATTGTATCCTTCCTTTAATAACTCTGTATACTTAGTAGTATACTCTTTATACGTCAGTGGTGCAAGTTTTTTTACAGGATCATTCATGTAATTTGCCCACATCTGAGCACAGAAGCCTGCATAAGTAGCTATGTCACTGTCCTGCTCCCTATAATACTCTAGGTAAGCAGGCCATGTAACGTGTTTCTTTAGCTCATCTATGTAAAACTTAGCCCTGTATACTGGGTGGTCATCCTTCACAGCTTAGGCACTCCCCTTCCTCAAGGTTAATTCTTGGTATCTTAATGTTGACATTCTCTGTATTTCTAGCTGCTGTAGAGCGGAGGTAATACATAGATTTGAGTTTGTTAGCTCCTGTCCAATGTACGCTGTTAACATACTCCAGATACTCATCATGTGTCTCCTGTGGTGCTGTAGCTGGTGGTGGGTTAAAGAACAGGTTTACAGACTGTGCCTGACATACATACTTCTGGCGCTGGTACGCATGTTCAATAATCCATATCTGATTAAGTTCAGGCGCTGTCTTAAATACATCTTTCTCATCTTCAGTAAGTCCATCAAGTTCCGCCACAGAGCCTTCAGCCGCCGCAATTGCCTTCCAAGTCTTCTCATTGTTTATCCCTTTAGATTCCAGTAGTTCAGTTAAGTATTTGTTTTGTACCTTGTATGATCCTGTTAGCGTCTTGTGCGTAAATACGTTAGCCCTTGTAGGCTCAATTGAAGGAGACGTTCCACCGCATATAATGCTACTAGAGGCATTAGGAGCAATAGCAAGAAGGTGAGAATTACGCATGCCGCTACCAGCCATATCAGGTGCAACGCCGCGAACACGGCCAAGAAATTTACTTTCTTCACTGGCCCGTTCTTTGATATGTTTAAAAGCTCTGTTATTGAAGGAGGAGGCGTACATACTTTCAAAAGGAATGTTATTACGTTGTAAGTAACTATGAAACCCCATTGCTCCAAGCCCAATTGCGCGTTCTCTATATGCACTATAAGCGGCTTTTCTAAAACCTTCTTTACCTTCTTGTACAGTGAATTCATCATAGGTAGCCCCGTATGGTTTTCTGTTATCTGCATATCTAGTGATACGTCCACAAGCATTTTCAATAAAGTGTTCAATGATGTTGTCTAGCATAGTAACTAGATCAGCAATGAACATAGGGTGTTCCTTCCACTCATCAAAGTACTCTAGGTTAACACTAGACAAACAACAGACTGCTGTACGGTCTTCCCCTGTGGGTAGTGTAATCTCTGAGCATAGGTTACTCTGGCGTATCTTTAGCCCTAGCTCTTTCTGAGACTCAGGCAGTGCCTCATTACACCTGTCTATGTTTACAATGTATGGTTCACCTGTCTCTGCTCTAGTGTGCAGTAGCTGCCACCACAAGTCCCTAGCTGATACAGTCTTAATAGCCTGCTTAGACTTAGGGTCTATGAGTCTCCAGTTATCATCATTCTTTACACGCTTGAGAAAGGCATCACTAATGTTAACACCATTGTGTAGATTAAGACATTTACGGTTAAGATCACCACCAGTGGTCTTTCGCATAGCAATGAACTCTTCAATCTCTGGGTGACTGATGTCCATATACGCTGCATAACTACCTCTTCTTGTAACGCCTTGGTTAAAGGCTAGCATCTGACTGTCTACAACGTGCATGAAAGGAATGCTGCCAGTAGACTGACTACCGTTAGCAGTAGAAACCCCGTTACTTCTAACATCACCCCAATATCCACCCAAGCCTCCACCTCCACTCGCCAGCCATATGTTCTCATCGTAGTGTGCAGAAAGACCGCCACGCGAATCAGGAACATAATTGAGAAAGCAGCTAATAGGTAAACCACGAGTGGTTCCCCCGTTACTAAGTATAGGAGTGCTAAAACCAAACCAGCCCTTGCTAGCGTACTCGTAAAGTCTCTGTGCAAGATCGTAGTCAGTATACTCCTGATACGTTGCACCATAGACTGAGGCTCTTGCAAATGCTTCTTGTGCATGGGTTTCCTCCTGCCATAAATATCTATCTTTAAGTGTCTCTACCGAAAACTTATCTAGATTATCTTCTCTGGCATAGTCAATAGTTATACCTAGGTAATCCTGCTGCCCCATCTTATTTATCATCTAGTGTCTCTTCTTGTTTCAGTAGTGCCAGTAGTCTATTCTCATACCATTGTGCCTTGAGTAGGTCTTTAACAGCGTTGTTCTTGTCCCTACACCGCCACCTGTACTTGAATGAGTTACCTCTGAGGTAGCCTATGATCTCCTCTGTGGTCATCATAGACTCCATAGCATCAATACATTCTACGTCCCCCTGTGCAGCGTAGTGTGCAGGGCTGTTAACATCATCGTCACCCCAAGAAGTTTTGAACTTATACCCTTGGCGTGTGTAGCTATCTTTCATCTTTTCCTCTGCTAATTTATAATCTTCTTTTAACAGGTCACTCAACATTTCAGGGTCATCTTTTGTAGGGAATAGCGGGTGCTGGTCTGGCCCATTACGATGCCACTTGTTTAGCTTGCTCCACTCTTCCGGTGTTGCGTCATCAATGCTCTTGTTCATCGTCACTCCAATCGTCCAGTTCTTGTTCTGATAGCTCTTCTTCAAAGATACTAAGCCTGTTAATAAACTTGTCTTCAAACCTGTCTACTATCTCTTCAGCGGTTATATCCAGAAGACTAATTATATCATCTATATCATACCTAGTCAACACCCGTTCCTTAATTTCATCCATCGTTAATGACATGATCTGCATACTCATCTAGTGTGTAAAAGTCAAACCCTTCCTTGGCACACCACTGCCCCATAGTGATCTTAGAACCCTTCCTGACCTTCTTGTTAGGGTCAGACAGTACAAACACTAGCTTTGTAGGTGTTATCATGTCACGGATAGCAGTGTACTTCTGTGTGTCCCCTGATCTAAAGAACCCTTTAGTCTCTATCACATCTCCGGTCTTCTTGTCCACAAAGTCTGGCTTGTATTTCCTATGGGTCACATAGGGTATA